ACGGACGGTGATAAGATTAAGCGTGTGACCTTTGGCGATCCGTCTATGACCATTAAGAAGACGCAGAAGGGCCGCAGGAAAAACTTCAGGGCGCGTCACAACTGTGATAACCCCGGTCCAAAAACAAAGGCCAGATACTGGTCATGTAAGGCGTGGTGATATGGCTGATACATTTCTAAAGATTGGAACACGTTTTCCACAGGGTGCTTTTCTCCCAGATGGAAAGCCAAACATTCCATCACAGGCGTATGCTGATTATTTAGCTGACAATACAATGACGCCAAAGGCTGATCCTGTTGGATATGTTGCGCCACTACCAGACAATATGGAAAAACCACTTAGCAATTATGGCTTTAACTTGGCTGGCGATTACATCAGCGATGCTGGTCAATCATTCAAAAATGCCGTTACGGGCCAAGGCGTGGCTCAAGCCTTACCTGAGATGGCTTTTTACCCCGGTGGGCCAAAAGGTCTTCAATATGTTTACGGTGGCATTGCTGACGCTGGGTTGGGGGCGCTCGAAACATTGATGGGGGCGCTCGAAACATTGATGGCTGGATTAGGAGCTGGAGCTGGCTTTGTAGCAGAACAGGTTCCATTTCAAAACGAGAACCAAGAAGATCGTCTTTCCAGAGACCTCTTGGGTGGTTTTGAATTTGCAGAGCAATACCTAACTCCATATTTTGGTTTGTTTAGTAAGCTGGGCAGGGCGTCCAAAGTCGCTAAAGCGGCGTCTAGAGCGCCTGATCTGCCAGTGGCAATTACCCCCGATATGCCAACCGACACACCAGAATTTGGTGCATTGGCGGCGCAACAGCAGCAACTGGACGCCGCCAATGCTGACTTCATACCTTTTGAAGACATACGCATTGATACAACCCAGCCGATGAATATTGTGGAAAATACGCCAGAAGCAATACCGCAGGGTGAAATTCTGTTCAGCCCATCCCTGATAGCTGCTAGAGAATTAAAGCAGGAAAAGGGTTCGTATGAGCAAATCAGAGCCATGATGATTAATAACGGCGCGAAGGCGGATGAGCTTGAATGGTCTGGCGCTGACAATATGTTCAGCGGTAAAAAAGTAACTAAAGATGAGATCATTGATTATCTTGAGAAAAACGACCCGCGCCTAATTCCTAATATACGCAAAGCTGATGGCGTTCTTGGCTCCGAAGGAGAGGCAATGGACATGCGTGAGGCTGTAGATCAAGTTATGGATGATGAGCAATATGTTCGTGGGGAAATTGATAGCGAAAGAGAACTTGAGGCAGACTTCTTGCCACAAAATGATTATTTCAACCCAACTGAATTAGGTGATGAAGAGCTGGAAAGACTTGCCGTTGAGATGGGGACAGATACCAATGATCTTATGGGCAAAGATTGGGCATATAGAAACGAAGATGGTAGCGTTGAGTTTTTTCAGTATGATGATACTGCTCTTGCCCACCAATATGGTGGAGAAGATGAACTTCAAGAAGAGTTGAGAAGAAAAGTTAGATTACAACTTGAAGATGAATATGCTAATGACCCACCACAGTTTATGTACCAATTTGGCGTGGAAAACCGCAATGCTTTGGACGCGGGGAACACTCAATATAGCGAGTTTTTCCCAGAGGGCGGAGCTGACTACTCAGAAAACTTGTTCCAGTACAGAGACCCTACGGAACGCATTGGCATCGACGTAATTGCAGGCAGTAACCATTTTGGCAGGGAAGACGCTGGAACAATATTCCACACACGTCACGCTGACTATGTAGACGAAAACGGCGACACGGTTAGGTATGTTGGCGAGATACAGTCTGACCCACAGCAGAAAATTACCAAATCCGATGTTATTACAGGTTACAGTCAGTCGTTGTACGAAGAAGAAATGCAAGCATTAACGTATAAACAAAAACGCATTGTTCGATCAGGCCGTGAAGAGCAAAACATAGCATTCAACATGGAAATGGACGAGTTTGAACTAGCAAGGTTAGGATATGAGACTAACATTTATAATTTAAATAACGATTTAAAAAACCCAAATTCTTCTACCTTTGGAGACAGACGCATTGAGACTTTAGCTTCAAAAGTTGAGGGGGAAATCCCATTTTCTGGAGAATTAACTGCTGCTCAAGAGGAGCTTTTAAACGCATATATTCAACAAAGTAGTAATCAATTCCGCGGTCGGCCTTGGACTCGTATCAATGACGCACAAGATCAAGTTTATGAATACATGACTGAAAGCGAAGTAGATTGGCTTCCTGAAAGCACTAAAAAAAGAATATTTGATATTGTTGATGATACAGCAAATAAAAGACAGGAAATAGAAAATCAGATAATAGAACTTGGAAAACAGGCTTACGGTGAAAATATTTGGGATATGAAGCCGGGCGGCCCTTTCATGACCTCTCAAAACAAGTGGCTTGATGAGGCATTGCGGCGTTCTATTTATGACGCTGTAAACGATCCAGATGTTAATTATCTGGCGTTTCCAAATGACCCAGCCGCTATCGCCAAGGTTGGTGGCCGCGATGTAGCCAAGGAAGGCACGATCAACTATTATCAACGTGATGTACAAAATCGATTGAAAAAGTTGTTAAAGTCATTTTTAAAAGACGTTAACGTAGACACAATAAACATTGGGTCAGGCGAAGTTGGGTCTAACTCTTATTTCAGCAGCAAGGGCTTTAAGATAACACCAGAGTTTAGAGAAGCAGTTCTTAAAAAAGGTATTCCGACATTTGCCGTGCCACTAGCAGTTGGAACTGGGGCAGGTTATGGTGCGTTAGATCAAGTAGGAGGCGGCAATGGCCAAGGCGGCAGTTAAGAAAGTAGCGCAGGCAGAGATCAGGGCGGCTAAGAGCTTCCTGAAGCGGCGCGGCTTAGACACCGACGATATATCGCCGCGAAAGTTTGCTATGGCAGCAAAAGAATTGGATAAGGGGTTTGCCGATACGCTCAAGATACTAGCCCGTGAGTTATCTGCGGGTGATGTTTAAATGAATCGTGCAAGTTTTGGAAAACTATTGTCAGGAGGACGCAACGTGAACTACGGAAAAAAGAAACCTGTTAAAAAGATTAAAAAACCTGTAAAGAAAAAAGGCACTAAGAAAGGATACTAAATGTCAGATGAAAAGAAAGATGTGACTGTTCACGTCACTGGCGTATCCATGTCAGGAGGCGTCAAAGATGACAGTAAGCGATCTGCTCCAACAGATCAGAAAAAATCTGGAGAAGGAGAAGCTAGAAATAGCTAAGAGTATGGTCGAGGGTCGGGTTTCCGACTTTAGCGCATACCAAAAAAACGTGGGTATTGCGGAGGGCTTAATGCAAGCCTCTGAGATTATCCGCGAAACTATTAGAAATATAAATGAAGAGGATGAATGACGTGTCTCATCAACATGATAAAAGTTATACCGACGAAGATACCGATGCCACAATCAGTTCGCATCAACTGCCAATCCCCCTTAATTGGAAAGTTTTAGTTCAGCCTAATCAGGTTAAAAAGAAAACTGCCAGCGGGATACACTTACCAACAATATCTCAAGACAATGAAGAATACCTAACTGCTCACGGCGCTGTTTGTGCTTTGGGTGACTTGGCGTATCGGGACAGGGACACTGGCAAAGGCTGGCGTACTGAAGTTACTCCCAAGGTCGGAGATCGCATAACCTATGGAAAATATGCTGGTCAGAAACTTGTTGTAAAGGGCGTCAAGTTCCTTCTGCTGAACGATGATGAAATCACATCGATCTTGCCAGAAGGCGTTGAGGTCGCAGCTTATGTGGGATGAATGTAATGGCAGATAATGAAATTATGAATGAAATCGAGTCTGAGATACGCAAGGCCAAGGGGGATGCAGAAGATTTTGAAATAGAAATCGTTGACGATCCCGTTCAGGAGAAGCGTGAGGAGGCCAAGGACGTAGCGGAAGAGCAGGGCGACGATTATGGCCCAAAGGTTCAGAAGCGCATCCAGAAGCTCGTTACGCAGCGCAGGGAAGCTGAAATCCAAGCTAAGAACATTCAAGAGCAGAATGCACAGCTTACGAAGCGTCTTGAGCGACTGGAGCAGGGATCGCAGCAGAGTGCTGAAGAGAACTTCAACCAGAAGTATGCTCAAACCAAACAGGCTCTGCACACTGCCGTTGAGGAGGGCGACACTGAAGCCCAAGTCAACTTCCAAGAGCAGATGGCTGACATGAGAGCTGCCATGCGTATTGCGGAAATGCAGAAGCAGCAACAGCAGCAAGGTCGCCAGCAGCAACAGCAGCGCCGGCAGCAACAACAGCAACCTGCACAAAACCCAGCCCCACCAAAAGCTATGGGCTGGTGGAAAGAAAACAACTGGTTCAACGCCGCTGGCTTTGAGCGAGAAACTGCCGCTGCCCGTGCGATTGATGTCCAACTCGACTTAGAGGGTTTCGACAAAAATTCGGACGATTATTACGACCATCTAAACAACCGTTTACAAAAGGTCTTCCCTGAGCTATCTTCTGGAGCAAGTCCTAGTAAACCTCGAACAAAAAGTAGGCCTCCAGTCGCCCCACCTACAGGCGGTTCGTCAAGTTACAAAGGCAATAGAGTTAGAATGTCGCAAGAACAACTCAGAATGGCTAGAGAACTTGGTATCAATGATGCAAATGGTCTTAAAAAATATGAAGCCGAAATTCGGCGTCAGCAGAAGGAAGCCAACTAATGACTGAGTCAAGAAATGTTCGTGCGAGTGAAACTCGTGATTCTGTGCGTGACGGGGAAGCTCGTCGTGAAGCCGCATGGAAGCCCCCAGCACTTTTGGATGCACCCGAAGCTCGTCCCGGTTTCGTCCAACGGTGGGTAGCGACCTCGATTCAAGGGAAAGATACTCCTGACAACGTCTATAAACGTATGCGGGAAGGGTGGTCAGCGCGTAAAGCTGAAACTGTGAAAGATAAGTTGTTTTCGACTATCAATCACGGACAGTGGGAAGGTTGCGTAGGCATCGAAGGAATGTTGCTCTGTGAAATGCCCGAAGAACGGCATAGATCAATGAAGTCATACTATTCTAACAAGAATGGTGAGCAAAACGAATCCGTTGCGGGTGACCTTGACGCGCTAGGACGGCGTAATGGGCTACCAATCCATCAGGATCGGAAGTCTGAAACAAGTCGCGGCAGAAATCTTTCTGCCATGAGCGATTAACTTTAACGCTTTAGGAGCGAAAAAATGGCAAATGTTGATGCTGCTTTTGGGTTTGTCCCAGTTCGCCATATGAGTGGTAATGCGCCTCGTGCTAACAAGTACACTATTGCTAGTGGTCTTGCAGAGAACATCTTTAAGGGTGATCTTGTAATTCTCATTAACACTGGTTTGCTTACTCCGCACACCGCAGGAGAAACCAATAATATTGGTGTCTTTGCAGGGGTATCATATACCGCAGCAGATGGTTCATATGTGTATAGTGAATACTGGCCTACGGGTACAGTGGCCACAGAAATCATAGCTTATGTCTATGACGATCCGTACACTGTCTTTAAGGTTCAATCCGCAGGTACAACTGCCCAGACGAATATCGGCAATTGCGCTGATGTTGTTGCTGGCGCTGGTTCTACTTTGACAGGTCAGTCAGGATTTGAACTTAGTGGTACAATGGCTCCTGCAATTGCTTCCTGCAAGATCATTGCACTTTACGATGCACCAGATAATGCTTTTGGTGCGAACTCGATCATTGAGGTGACCATTAATGAACACCTTCTTGGCACTAATGTCGCAGGCGTTTAAGGAAGGATTTAAATCATGGCTATGAATCGCGCATCATTTGCAAAGATGCTGGAGCCGGGTCTAAACACCTTGTTTGGCCTCGAATATGACAGCTACCCATCCGAATACGAAGCAGTGTTCTCTTCCAACACCTCTCAGAAGGCTTACGAAGAAGACGTCCTGCTCGCCGGGTTTGGGGCTGCCCCAACTAAAAACGAAGGTGCATCTGTTTCTTATGATGACGCTGGCCAGCAATGGACTGCGCGTTACCAGCACGAAACGGTTGCTTTGGCGTTCTCAATCACTGAGGAAGCTGAAGAGGATGGCCAGTACGGCTCAATCGCTTCTCGTTACACCAAGGCACTTGCACGGTCTATGTCCTCTACTAAAGAGATCAAAGCCGCCAACGTCTTGAACAACGCTA